TATCCTATTGCCACATTCTGATCACTACTTATTCCTGTTCCAGCATCACCTGAAACCCAGTTTGTGCCATCAAAGATATATTCTCTAATTGATTGGCTATAGATATAATCTAAGGGAGTTGCTCCTTGATTGATTTGAAGACGATAACTGGTATTATAGGCACCGTTGTTTCTGATGATAAATTTATCTCCAGCACGAGCATTTGTTGTGGATAAAGTAATAATTCTGTTTGCCCCGTTCGGATTTAGATACTGATACATCTTATCAGTTCCAACGGTCAAGGTTTTATCACCAGATAAACTTTCAATATTTATTCCAGCAGTAATAGTAAGACTTGCTCTTAAATTACCAGCAACATCTAAAGTATAAGCAGGACTTGTTGTTCCGATACCAACATTGCCAGCAAAATTTGCCCCTCCATCTCCAGCATCAAGGGTGTTATTATATGTAACTACTTTATTGTTCGCATAGATTGTAAAAGCTATATCTCCTATCCCGTGTCCTGATTGTTGGGAATTTAAGACGCCAAAAATCGGGTCGCCCGTTCCAGCCACTATCCCACCTATACCAAGTCCCTTGAAATATCCTCCCAAAGTAGAAACACCAGAAGGAGAAGGCAATTGGGCCGAAATCCCGTAATATAAACCAGTAGCAGAATTATAAATTCCAAAATATGGATTTACGCCAGTATTTACCCACCTAACATTTCCCGTGATATTAGTAGCACCAAGTTGAAAAGGCGCTCCTGGACTTGTTGTTAAAATGCCAACTCTTGAATTTATGGTATCAATATCTACTATATTAGTTGTTCCATCAGCTTTGTTTATTTGAATGGCAGTAGTTGAGTCAGTAGATGGATAGATTACACCGTGAATTCTTTCCAAATCGTCCTTCATTTTTTTTGTCATACCTAAAATCATCTTGTAGGTTTTACCTGATAAATTGTGGTTTTGGGCTGAAGTTTCTTCTTGCCCTCTTTGAATTGTTAGAGTATCGCCAGATTTTGCCGTAACTCTGACTATTTCTACATAAGGGTCATCTGCTGGGTCTTTGTAATCTGTATCGTTATACCAAACCAAATTAAAAGCACCTTCCGTTGCAGGATTTGGAAGTTTTGCTCCATCACCAGTAACTAAAGTTATCTGGGTATCATTATAATTATAACCTTGTGATACGATTACTTTGGCAAAATTTCTGACTGGGTCAAGCATATTTTTAAAATCCAAAATTTATGCCAAAATTACATTTTTAAACTATTTCATTTGTGCTTTTATGTTATTTCAAGCTGAATTGTAAATTCTATCTTATCTCCAGCATTCAAACTAATCCCAGTAAAATCTCCGTGAACAATTAAAGTTCCACCAGTAGAAGCAGTAAAGTTTCCAGCATTGGTAATGGTTTTAGAACTAGAAGCAGTTAACTGTCCTACCCACTGAATTTTATCGGCTGCAGGTTGAGTTCTTGTTGCTACAACTCTTGATTCTGATTCTTCAGTAAACAAAGCGGTATCTGATTTTGAAGCAGTTCCGCTTCCACTTCCCCAACCAATATAATCTCCAGTGGTTTGAACTACTTCATCAAGTTTATCTACAATCCATTCTTCTCCTACTTGAGTTAAAACTGTGGCATATCTCTTCTCTTTCCTAAAGAGATTCAAAAACTGAATCACCAATTCTCTTAAGGTTTGCTTTATGCTCCATACCAATCCTGGAGTTTCCCATCTTTGCTTATCTGCCCTCCAAATTCTAAATGCCATTGATGCTTTTCCGTCTGTGCCAAATTTTATTGTTTTTACTTCGTTCATAGTTTTATAATTCTGATGCTGAAATTGTTTTTAATACAATTGGAACCTTTTCTTTTACAGGCTTTCTATCGGCACCAATAGTTTCTCTCTCTCCCCAAATGTAAAATCTGTATTGTGGTTCTTCGTTCTCACTAATAATAATCTGAACTTCAGCATTTTCTGGGATGCCCAATTCTTTTTTTTTCTGTTCAATTCTTGGCGGAAGATTCTTGTTTTCGTTTAGGTTCATTTATTTAACATAAAATCTATCAAATTAACGACCTTTTATACTTAATGACATACCAAGATAATTTTATAACTAATTTTTTTTCTTGTCCAGAATCAAAAATAAAAATTTGAGTTGCCATAGTTTAAGTTCTACAATATAATTGTAAGGAGACAGTTGTAGCCTTTGTAAATAATAATCTAACTTTTTCAAATTGAATTGACCAAAATGGATAAAATTGGCTTCCACCATTTGGATCATCAAAATCTATTGTATCAATTGTTTCCCATCCCCAAGCAGTTTCAATTTGAATTTCTACACTTGTTTGACTTTTAACTTCAATTAAAGCTCCAAAAGAACCAAGTTCTGAAACATCTATCTCATCTGATGTTTCTCCTGCCTCTACTAGCTTATCTATCCAAAGAGGCAAAGGAACAACTGTTCTGTATTCTTGAACAATTATTGGTTTTGAGAAATCTTCATCATCTATAATAGAAGGTTTCCAAGTAATTTTTTTGTAAATAAACTCTTTTCCTATTCCAATTTCTTCTAATAAATTTAAAATTATAGAGCAAATTAAATCACTTCCTATTCCTGAATCTGAAACTTTTATACTTTCCCAAATTCCTAATTTTTCAATCCCAATTCCTGAATCCTGAACTAAATTTGATATTCCAATTAATAAAGTTTCCCTTCCTATTCCAGAATCTTGGATTAAAAACTTTAATAAAATTCCAATTGTATCTACTCCGCTTCCTAAATCAGAAAGAGTTAATTTTGCTTGAATTGGAAAAACTAAATCTTGGCCAGTCCCTAAATCTTGAACTAATTTTGTTGGTTTTACTTCTAATCCAGTTTCTGTTCCTAATCCTAAATCCGAAATTGTAATTGCTGTCAATTGTTTTAATGTAATTACATCTAGCCCATTTCCATAATCTGCTAATGAAAAATTTTCTTTTGTTCCAATTATATCTATTCCTGAACCAGAATCTGAAAGTATTATTAATTTTTCCTCCGCATCTGCCGAACTGAATGCTGGTTCGGGGGAAACATATTTGCGGACACGCAATTCATCTACCCAATCAGTTCCAGTAGTGCCTGAAACAAAACCACCATTAAATACAATATAGCAATTATAACTTGAAAGTTGGTAAGTTTCTGAATATCTTTGAGTGTCTTGTTCAAAAAAATATATTGTATTTCCAGCGACTCTAACTTTTATATCTTCATCGTTTGAAAGATAACTTCCTTGATAAAGAAGAGTTCCGCTACCATTTACTTTGCGAGCCACCCTAAAATAAAGTCCCTCATATTTCTCTAAAAATGAGCGATAATAATTTGGCTGATCATATATATGACCACCACCAGATGCTGGTTTGGTTAAAGATAGATATAAATCAACTCTATCAGCCACCGCATTTCTCAATCTTACTTTTAGTTCGGTATTTTGTATGTTTATTGTATTTTGCGAAACAAGTTGGGCCCACGAATTTGCTGAAGTTCCTGTAAGTTCCATTCTTTGATTTTGTTCAACACAATCAGCCCCGCCATAATTTTCCTCATACCATTTATTTGTATCTATTGAGTTATCATCAAAATCATCAAAGAACAAAAATGTATTATCTCCATTGCTCGCATTTGTAGCGTTTGGATTTCCATAATAGCAATAAATATACTTGTCAGTTCCTAAATCCGCTGAAACCTTAACCCAGATATGAGCAACTCTATTTGGAGAAGTTCCACTTACATTTTCTACCCAAAAATCTAATAAAGTGGTTCCATCATCGGCGGTAAATCTTATATCACCACCCTGATTTTTGCCAGAGGGAAAATTTGCTGAATGTCCTTCTAAATGAAAATCGTATCCAGTAGCACCTGAACTTTCTCCAACTTTTAAAAGAACTTGGTAATTCGTTCCAGCACCGCTTGAACCTGAAATTGTTATTTTTTTGCGGTATGTCCAATTTTGGAGCCAAGCCATAATTCAAAATTTATACTAAAAGCACATTTTCAAACTATTTCATTTGTGCTTTTAGCTTAAAGAAATCTCTAAAGTTAATTCCCAAATTTGTCCTGAAGTTTTTGTTCCTTGATCATAAACTTTTCTGTTTAAGCAAGTTCCAGAACTAGCCCCATTTCTTAAAACAAATTCTTGCCAAGCATAATTTGCCTCGTTCTCTGTAAATTGAGCTTTCCAAGTTGCTTTTTGATTTGTTCCATAAGTAGGATAACCAGAAACCATTCCTTTGTAAGTTTTGTTAGTTCCTAACAAATCAGTTTGAGTAGCATTTTCCGTAGTATTACTATCTCCCACTCCTAAATAAGCATTTGTAGCATCCCATTTTGTTCCACCAGAAGAGCAAATGATTGTAAAGAGTTCATTTATTCCAGAGTTTAAAAGAATGTTTCCTTCAATTTTACTTATTTCATAAGGTTTATTATTTTCAAAATCTTCTCTATTTTTGAATTTCCTAATAGTCCAAACTGCTTTTTCAGTAAACTTTTCTATTAATTTATTTAATTGAGCAACTCCTACATTATCTTTTCCTTTGGCAATTTCTTGAACCATATTATTTTTCTTCTTTTTTTATTTTTTCTATAACCTTTTCTACTTTTTTTGCCTCTTCTACAAACTTTTCTGCCAATTCCAAAGGAACTTCCCTAAAAGCATTAATTGAAGGATCGTAGATAGAAACTTTTATATCTTTTTCCTCTTTTTCCATAATTTTATTTTTTTAATAAGACCTTTAAATTAAGGTTGTATTTCTGGAAAAATTTCATAAAATAACAAATATGTTAATTTTTGTCTATTTTCCCAAGCATTTATATATCCTTTTTCTTCTTTTGTCCTCTTTATTAATTTATCAGAAATTGCAAATCTTCTCTCCCCTGTTGAAGTATCATAAGCTTCTATTATCCAATCTCCATTTTTTTTCAAATAGCCATAATAACGAATAGTTCCGCTCTCATCCACATCTGAAAGACGATAGGATTTAAAAAAATCCTCATTTTCATCGCTTGTTTTTAGTTCTTCAAGAATATCTTTTAAAAGAGATTTAATCTCGTTCAGTTCTTCTTTTAAAGTTTTAATTTCTTCTTGTTCTTTTTCCATATTTTATTTTAATCTTTTTTGTCTAAAATATCAAGACCTTTTTTAAAAAATTCTCCAGTTTTTCTCCATTCACTCAAAATATAAGTTATTGTCAAAACAACTAAAATTACCAAAACAATCTTTGCCCAAGTTTCTATTTTTTCAACAAATCCTCCTTTTTGCTCATCTTTTGCTATATTCATAATCGTTTTTTCTACTACATCATCAATTACATTTTCTCTCTCATAAAAATTCATTAAATTCATAATTTCAAAAATTTCAGTTGATGTTGGATTATCGTGCCAAGCGTAATATAACCAAACTCCATTTCTAATAATTACAACTGCCGTAATGAAAAATCCTTTTAAAAGCAATAACTGTCCTACAATCTGGGTTGTTTCCCACAAAGATGATTTTCCTAATGTGATTGTTGGTTTTGGTCTTACTGCTCCAAAATGGATTGTGCTTATATTAAAAACCCAATCACTAACTTTTTTTATTTTCCAATCTTTTATCCCCTCGTGATTTAAAAGATAATTGATTTCAGAAATTATTTCGTCTTCTTTTAATCTATATCTATTTCGCTTTTCAAGAATATCAGGAAACTTATAAATTATGTAAAATATTTCAACTGATGTTGCGTTATCCAATTCTCCATTTTTTTCTCCATCTTTATCAACATTCCATTGAGTTTTCATAAAATTTTCTGCCCTATTAATGCAACCCGAAAAAAACTGTAAAATTTTTCCCCCAAGTTTAAAACTTTCAGATTGAATCTGTTTAACAAAATCTCTCATATTATTTTTTTCGTATTAAGAAAATCAAACCACCAATAATAAGTGCTGGAATGATCCAACTATTCGTTATTGGTTTTTTAGGACATTTTTCCATATGTTCAGTAAGTTGTTCTTTCGTCCCAAATTTTTGATCACACCAAGGACAAACATAATTTTCAAGCGATGGAATTTTATCTTTATTCCCTTTTTCTATTTCTGCTTCTTTTTCTGTTTCTGCTCCTTGCCAAATGTAATAACCTTCTGATGTTTTATACCAATTTGCATTGCCATCAACATTTTCTCCTTGAATCATTGCTACTGCAGTAAATGTAGAACCTGCTGGCAAAACCTTAACAATTATTGCTTGTCTATTTGGTGCTGTTCTAACATTGGCATTCCAACCAAGAGTTACTTGCTTTGGATATTCTGAAGTCACAATAGGATCTAGATAAAAAAGTATTGCTTTTGATGGATAACCAAGTTGAACATATTGGGTTGCTGTTTTATATCCATCTTTACTTGCTGTTACCTGGCCAGAATATTCTTGAGTAAATTTAATCTCAAAATATCCATTTGAATTTGTTGTAGTAGAGGCAATTCCAAAAGCATTTATCTTAACTTCTGAAAGAGGATTTCTTGTGCTGTTATCAATCACTCCTCCATATAACCAATATTCTTGAGGGATGGGAGTGGGTGTAGGAGTAAGTGTAGGAGTAGGTGTAGGAGTAGGTGTAGGAGTAGGAGTGGGAGTGGGAGTGGGAGTGGGAGTTGATATAGGAGTCGGAGATGGAATTGAAATCGTTGCTGGTTTTTCTATCGTTGCCCCTACCCAAACATAAGTTCCATCTGAAACTTTCCACCATCTATTTTCACCATCTACTATTTCTCCATTGACATAACCTACAACCGTAAATTTATACCCAGCTCCAAAAGAATACTTTATTGAATAGGTAGTTGCAGGTCCTGTTCTAAACCTTGCTCCATAAGAACTAGCGGTAACTTGTGCGGGATATGAACTTATTTCCATTATTTTATTTTGTTTTATTTTGACCTTTAAAATATTTTTACAACCTTTGTCTTAAAAATTTTTGTCATATTTATTATACCCCTCCTCCCATTATAATTCCAGTAGCTGGAACTATAACTCTTAATAATTCTGTTTGTGGTTTTCCTGCTACATATTCAGGAGGTTTAAACCTTTGTGGATTTTCCCAATAGTGAGGCGGTGCTGACCAAAATCTATGCTGTCCTATATCTGTTCTATAAACCATTGTTCTATTAAAATTTTCTACGATTGAGGGTTGAGTTATTCTTGGATTTACATAATGATCTGCTCCTCCTGTAATATCTATTAAAGTTCCATTGACTAATGCATCTACTAATCTCATACACGCTTGCAAGCATTTATTATTTTTCAAATAATAATTGAAAGTATCTGGATCTGTATAATGTTCTGTAATTTCTGAATATTCTGACAAATAACAACTAAATTGTTGATATCCTAAAATTATTGCGTGATAAGGCGAACTCGTTTCTTGTAAAATTCTACTTGCTCCTAAAATTTGTGGATTGTTGTAAAAGTATTGTGGTGGATGAATTCTTCTATTATGAATAACATTGATTACTGCTTGTAAGGCACTATTTCCAATACGAACCCAATCTTCTTGGGCTTCTGCCCTTGCTGTTAATGCTATTAATTGTTGAGGTGTAAGAGAAAACCATTTTCTTACCCATCCTACCCATTGTTGTTCTGTCATATTTTAAAATAAGGCAAGTTACTCACTTACAAGGAGGAAGTGGTTGAACTTGCCTTTTATTTATTTTTTTTATTAAATCTTCAGCTCTCATATTTATCTTCAGCTTTCAGAACCTAAATCCAACTTTGTTAAAATTAGTAAATCATAGCTCTTTCTTTAGCAATATCTCTAACTTCTTCTCCCCATTGAAAAATACTGGAAATATCTACTGGCAATTCAATATAAGAATGTCTTGCAAACCTGCTTTTTGCCCCGCTATCTGCAACTGGATCATATAAAACAATTGAAGCACTAGTTATAACCCTAACTTGAATTTGCCACCTATCAGGAAGAATCATATTTATCTTTCCATATCTTAATCCTTTCCTTGAATCTAATTGATTCAATTGATTAATTCCTACGATTGAACTTTCTAAAATTTTTGTTCTAACGGTTGCATCATCAGAAACAATCGTTATATTTACGCTTCCATCTGAAAAGAGATAAAAGATATCATAGACATAATCTGTGCTTTGAGTCAATCCCTTAATCGTTACAGTGTTTGGCAAGGTAACAGTGAAATTTGTCCATTCAACATTTGTAGGACTTCCTCCAGCACTTCTTTGAACAACAATTACAGCATTGCGAACTAAAGATACCAATGGATCTTGAACAATTGGATAAGTCAAAACGCAACTTTTCTCTGTTGCATTAGTGGGAGAGGTAAAGGAGAAAGTTTCCTTTGTCATCAATTTTAATCTAATAAGCTTATCAGGAAGTTCTACAACTCTGTTTTGTGGAACTTTATAAGTGGCTATCTCGCTTTCATATCCAACTTGATTCGGAGTAATAGTAAAATCCGTATTTGTAAGAATTCCTGATTGTCTAATAATTTGTTTTTCCATAGTTTTCTCACACCAATCTAATTTTAAAGATTGGCCTAAAATTAAGCGACCTTTCTACCCTTCTTTTCTCCCTCAAATTCTTGAGCAGTCAAAACAAACACATCAAAGTTAAATTGAGTGCCAGATTGTGTCCAACTTACCACATCAGGAGAATTCAGCATTAGTAAAATTTTATAATCTGCACCCAATCCATCTATTAAATTTTCTTGTCTATTCTGATATCTAACAATCTCTTCATCGGTAATTTCAATCATTCTCTTTGCTTGCGTATTGATGTCATATTGCTGGTCAACTGAAAGATCTGCGAATACTCCATAAGTCATTGTTCTCCCAACTTGATATTTTGTTTCACCAACTGGCGCTTGCCAAGCAAGATAAACTTTTGAAGCTCTTGAAATTTCAGTTCCGCCTGAAGTATAAAGTTTCAATACCAAAGGAGTTTCGTGAGCTAATCTATAAATTCTTCCAGCAGGAATAGTAAGAATTGCTATTGGACTATCGGCATTAGCAACATTTGCTTGTTTCGTTACATAAGAATAATTTTGGTGAATTGTCTCTCTGTTCATAATTTTACACTTTCAATTGAAATTAAATTTATCTGACCTTTAACCAAGTAGCACCAAATCTTGTAGCAAGATTATCTAACAATGATAAACCAGCACCAATTAAAACTGCATCTTGGGTATCTCCTCTGGTAAATCCAGCTCCAACAACCATCACTAATAAGTCAGAAACCTCTGGAAATTTTTGAAGCGTAGATATCTTACTTACTACATAAGTATGAATCAATCTTGCAACAGCATAACTAATAAAAGCAACTAAAATTTTAACAAGAGTAGCAACTCTAAAGGTTTCTCTCCATCCTTCTTTTAAAACATCTGCCATATTTTTTCTATTATTTCAATTTTTTATTTTTTTACGACCTTTTCCCTCACGATAATTTTGAAAGTGAGGGTTTTTTTGTGTGTTCATTATCTTATTTTAATTTTTTTTAAATTTCTGTCAAGACCTATTTCAATCTTTTCAATTTTTCTTTCCTTTTTTTTCTTGTTTTTATTGCTTTTTTAACAATTACCTTCCATTTTTTTGGATGTGCTTTTTTATAATGTTGTCTAACTGCTCTTAAACGAGTAGGATCTATTCCATTCCTAGTTAAATATTTTGGAGGACTTTTATAACGAATTTTTTTTCCACAAAATCTACATTTTACATATTTATATTTTGTCATAAATTTATTTATTTTTTTATTAAATTTTACCTTTTTTTATTTTATTTTTTTACAATCTTTGTCAAGAACTCAAAATTTTTAGAATTTATTATAAGGGGCTGATATGACAAATAGTATCAATATCAACCCCACAAAAACTAAAATTTTCTATTTTTTTTCTGGTTCTAATTTTGCAATTGCCTTTCTCATTGTTATTGCTCCTAAACCCAAAAAAACCCCAAGCAACTTGGAAAAAGTTTCTCCATCAATTAAATTCAAAGCATAGCAAATCGCAAAAATTACTATAAGAACCCCTACAATATAAGTTTTAAGTCCTTCTAAAAATTTCATATTTTTATTTTTTTATTTTACGACCTTTTAAAGTCGTCTAACTTTATTATATCACTTCATCTAATAATTTTTAAATTACTAAAATTTATTTGTTTTATCATCATTATTTAACTTTCTCTCTAATTTCAATTAAAATTCTAATTACTTCATTAAATTTAAAATCTATTTTATCTTCTAACCTATCAATTTTTTTTGTGATATCTGAAAGATCATTATTTTTCAAATTATTTAAAATTTTAATGATAAGATCATTAAAATTTTTATCTTTTTTGTTTTTCAAATATAAAAAAAGTTTGTCAATAAAAAATATAAAAACTATTGCTAATGCTCCTAAATTTACAATTTCTGGACTTAAATCCATAGTTTTTATAATTCTTTTTTCAATGACTTTTCATACACGACAATATAAAATAAACAAAGTATAAATGTAAATATAATAGGGTATTTATCCTTTATTAAATAACTAACTCCTCCAGCAAAAACTAATGAAATTCCGCTTGCCAAAAATAACATTCTTCTAACTAATTCTTGTTCTTCTAAAGTATCACAAAATTTTTGAGTTGTCCAAGGACTTGAAAGTAAGGTAGAAAAAAAGTGTTCGCTGGCAATAATACTTCCAGCCACACCAATAGCTCTCTCAAGGATTTCTAAATCTTTTGTCATATTATTTTATTATAATTTTTGTCATAAAATTTTGTCAAGACCTTTACCATAAAATTTTATCCAAATTTTTTAAATTATTTGTATTTCCAATTACTTGCTCGTGATTAAATTCATTTCTTGCAACAAATTCAAATCTTTTTAATTTTGAAATATCAACATTTTCAAAATAAGTTTTTACCCTATTTATATCATTAACATCATCCATTGCGAAAGAAATTCTAACATTACATTGTGAAACAGCAACAGTTGAAACAAAAGATGGTCTCTGACTTGTAAAATAAAAGTCAATTCCTAATTTTCGCCCCGTCGTAATTAAAACTGATAAATTTCTTCTAATTCCACTATAAACTGGAAAGGCCATTCCTGCCTCTTCTAAAACATAAATTCTATTTCCAATATCTGTTATTCCTTTAGCAATATCGTCGGCCAATTTTTCGTATTCTTCTCTTGAAAGTTTATATGGTGAAATGATTAAATAAGGATATTTTTGTAAAATTCCTGCCCAATCTAAATCGTAATAATTAAAAATCAATGGAGTTATTTTAAGATAATGAAAATCTGAAAGCTTTAAAAGTGAAAGGTGATCATCTCTCAAATCTAAAACTACAATCCCCTTTCTTCTCTTTAATTCGTATTCACGATTCAAAATATAATTCAAAGTATAAGATTTACCGCACCCCGTTTTTCCACATAAAAAACAAATGATGTTTGAAATCATTTTATTTCTGATAACAAAATTAAACAAAGAGAATAAGCAAAAATAAGAGCGAGCAAAACAATAATAAATCCTGTATAAACTCCAATTTCAAAATTTTCCTTATCTCTATCAATCATTTCTAACTCGTTCCAATCAATTTCTTCTATTTTATTTTCTTTTTTCAAGTTTTTTTGAGATTTCATCTAATTTTGTTAAAATTTCTTTGTGTGATTTTTCATTTTCATCTAAATGAAAAATCCAACTTCTTTTAATTTTTTCTAATTCAATCTTAAATTCATCAATTAATTTCTCACCAAAAATCTTTTTGAATAGATTTAAAGAATCAAAAGTCATAATTATTTACTTTAATTATTTACTTTCTAGATTTTCTTCAACCTTTTCCTCTTTTGGAGAAGGAGGAGTTTCTGATGGTTTTTGTTCTTCTGGTTTCTCTTTTTTGCCATTTTTTTTCAATAAATTTGGCCTTAAAGCAAACAACAAAGCACCCGTGCCAATAGCATAAATGGCTATTGCCTTTCCTGGAGTTAATTGAACTTTTGCCTTTTCCAAAACAGATCCTAAATTATCTCCGATATCTAAAAAATTAAAAAGCAATTCGTTCCAAAATTTAAAATTATCCACAAATTTCTTTTTTTCTTCTTCCGACAATCCTCTTGAAAATGCCTCTGAAAGCAAAGAAATTAATTTTTCTTTTAATTCTTCTGAACTTATTTCTTTTGGAGATGAAGATTCTTCTGATGATTTCTTATCTTCTGGAATTTCTTCTGCTTCTAATGGAATTTCCTTTGGCACTTCCTCTTTAGGAACAACAAACTCTCCAATTTGAGCTACTTTTTTTTCTACTTCTTCCTCCGTTTCTTCTTTTTGTTTTTTATTTTTTCTTTTTCTTGGCATATTTAAAATAATTCATTCTTTTTAAAGCCTTTTTTGCCGACCTTTTTGTCTTATAACACGAGAGAACTTTACCTGTGCGATGGCTTATTATGCAATAAGCAGGTTTTCCTTTTAATCGTCCAATTGGGGCTTTGTGAAAATATTTTATCATTATCTTAATCTTCTAATTATCCTTGGTGGCGCTCCTGGAGGCGCAATATTAATTTCTTCCCATTCAATTATTGGTTCTTTTTCTTTTTTGTTTCCAGAAATTGATTGATTAGATGAAGAACCTCTTCCATTTAAAAATTTTATTCCAACCCAAATTATAATCACTATTCCTAAAACCAAAATCCAAGTATCATTTTTTTGAAAAAACTTTTTTAGATCAAATCCCTCTTTTGACTTTTCTTCTTTTGCTTCTTTATTTATTTCTTTTGACTTGAGAAATTCTGTCTCTGGTATTTTTTCAAGTTTTTCTTTTATTTTTTCTGTCTCTTTATCAAGGGTTTTGTTTTCTGGCTTTGCTTCTTCTTTTTTTTGTTTTTCCTTTTCTTTCATTCTTTCTTTGTGAATTTCCCAGGGGGTTTTTCTCTTACCTACTCTAACCTCCTCCCAATATTTTTTCCATCCCTGATAATTACCTTTTCTTTTTTTAACTTCTTCAATCTTTTCTTTTGTTTCTTCTATCTTTTCTTCAATTTTTTCTTTAATTTCTGGTTTTTCTTTCTTTTCCAATTTTAAACTATTGAGCTTTTCTTTTAATCTTTTAAGCTCTGCTACAACTGGCGAGGTTTTTTTGGTCTCTTCTGGCATAATTTTTAATATGTCCTATAATAAACCTTTACTCCGCCAAATTCTATGTAATTAAGATACCCAGACATTCTATCGTCCTCTATCATTGCTTCAGCGTCCAAATAAGAAATATATGGTTCTGGAACTCCGCTTTCTTCTGCTACTTCCAAATATTCTTCTTTTAATGCGTCTAATGTGTATAAAGTTGTATAAAGTGGGTCCTCAGTTTTAATTCTCTCTTCTAAATCTTCTCCAGTTTCTTCTTCCCAATATTTTTTAAACCTTTCATAAAAATCCTTTGGAGCTTTCTTTTTAAATTCTACTAAATCTAATGTTTTTCTTTCATATTCTCCTTGAAAATAATCATAAATTTCAAGCCAACTTATTCCTTTTGTTTCTGGATTGCTTGGATTTTCTTTTTCCATTTCTTTTGCTGTTATTACTCTATCGGGAACTACTTTGGCTATTTTCCATTCTTCTTCTTCATCATCAAAATATTTAATTAAATCATCGCTTATAAAATACCAGTTATAACCATATTTTTCATAAAGTTCATTTTCTTTTTCTTCTGTTATTTGAACTGCAACTGGAGTATCGGGAGTTGATTCAAAAACATCAGTATATTCAATATCATAAGTAATTAATTTTTCTTTTTTCATATTTGGATTGTTTGGATTATTTAAATTTTCTGGAATTTCATCAACTACTCTTACTTGATAACCCTCTCGACGAGCTTCTTTTTTTAATTGTTCAAGTGTCAATCTATCTTCCCAAGTGGAGTGCTTATGTCCATATTCGTCTATCCATACAATTTTATAACCAGTTTCAAATATATTAGGTTTTTTGATATATACTATTTTTTTATTCATATTTGGATTTTCTGGATTGATTAGATTTTCTTCTTCGTAAAGTTTTTGTCTATTTTCTGCCTCTTCTATTATATCTTCATAAAAATTATAAAGCTCTTTTGCAGATATTCTATTCCAACTTTCTGATGGATAAAAATATTGCCATTTATCCTGAACTTTATCTACATCTAACCCAAGGTCTTTCGCCATATCAATTAGTTGACTCAATATATCCATATCTATATCGTGATTATAATTGTAAGCAATATTTCTAAACCACTCCATTGCTTCTTTTTTCAATGATTTTCTTTTTGGATTTCCTGGATTACTTGGATTAGTTTCTTTTACTATTTCTTTTTTTAAATGCCACATTAAAAAATAACCTATTCTTTCAGATTTTAATAAAGATTCTTCTAAATCACTATTCCACCATTCAAGTATCATATCTTCAACATCTTTTCTTTTCCATCCTTCTGGTCTTATTTTAAATTCCAAATCATAAATTTCATCTAAAATATGACCATATCCTTTGCCTCTCAAATAACTTTCTAACTGATAATAACTTTCAAATTTTGGTAATTTTTCTTCTTCCATATTTGGATTTTGTAGATTATTTTCTTGACCTTTTAAATTATCTTCTTTTATCCAACCAAAACCTCTTGTTCCTCTTTTACCCCAAACATATTTAATTATAGGAACTTCTTCTATGTTTTTATTATGGTTTTTTAAAAGAAATTCTTTTAAAAAATCAAATGATTTTATATTTTCTAAAGCAAGCTTAAATTTTTTTTGATAAGGATATTTATAAAAAAGATCAAAAGTTATATTGCCTTCATAATCCTCATATTGTTTGATTAAAAATTCTGTAGGGTCTGGTTCTTTTAATACTTTTCCTACAATAGAAATTTCTTTAAATTTTGGATTTTTTGGATTATCATTTTCAGGATTAACAACTTTTACCATTCCATATTTATTATAAATTTCCATATCTGCTTTTGAAAAATGTCCGCTAAAATCTAAAATTTTTTTGAAATATTCTTTTTTGATATCTGGATAAAGTTTTAAAAATAATTCTTTAAATTTTTTTGAAAATTTTTTTGGACTTAATTTTGGATATTCTTTATGAATATATTCGTGTAAAAGAACTCCATCTTTTACATAATGAACTGGAACTTCCATTTGTTTTGCTACTTTTTCTATTTCTTCTGGGTATATTGCGATACCATCAACAATTTCGCCAGTTTTAGAATTTGAAGTTTCTGGATATTTTTTTATTATTTTGTATTTATTTTTTATTTTCTTTTTTAAATTCATTTCTTTTCTTTATTTTAATCTTTTTAAAAATTATGTCAAGACCCTTTGAAAATCTTCAAATGTTTTTAAATTTCTCAATTCTTCTGGAATTCCTTGATATTTTACTATATCTCTTCCATCAATCGTTTTCAAAGCATAAACTCCGTGTGCCAAAACAATTCCTTCTTTTATTTGAGCTTCTATTTTAAACTTTCCAACTTTATCTTGATGTAAAAAATTTTTAATTTTTTTAAAATTATTTTGATCAACTTCTAAAATTAAAGAATCATTAATAATGCTATAAATTTTATCCCAACCAATTTTTTCACAAAAATCCCACATAAAAATTCTACAATAAGCAGTAGTAAAAATAGATATTTCTGGATGGGAAAATGGAGCTCTCATATATTTTTTTTCTTCCATTAAAGTTAAATTTTTATCTAAATACATTTTGCCAAAAATCGGCTTTTCAACATATTTGAAAAACGAAAGTTCTCTCCTTTGGGCGAACTTACCATAAAATGAAACTAAAAGATATTTTGCAATAGTTCTTTTTGTTCCTTTTGATTTTTCTTTTATTTTTGCCAAATACTTTATGTATCGTCTAAATAAATAACTTTTGAAAGGCCAAAATATTCCTCTTTTAAATTCAAACTTATATCCTAATTCTTTTGCTTTTTCTATTTCTGGAGTTGTCCAAAAACCTTTAATAGTTTTATCAATGGGATAATAAATTCTTTCCTTTCCTTTTTTAGGCAAAAATCCCATTGGCAAATTTTTGGGAACTTTTACTTTCGCCTCAATAATTCCTAATTCTCCTTTTTTTAAATGTTCTATAATTTCTTTTTTTGTTTTAATCTCTATTAAATATCCCCAAGGAAAAAGATTATCTCGCATCATTGATCCATAAAATGAATTACAGTCAATTTTGATAATTGTTTTATTTTGACTTTTAAATCTATATTTAAAAGTATAATAATAACCTGGGAAAAATGCCTTTTTAATAAAATCAAATTTTTCTGGATAGATTGGGTATTCAATAATTTTTTCATAATTACTTTTGTCAAATTTTTTAAATTTTTCTAATGCTATGGCAGAGATTGACTTTTTATCAAAACAATCCCAACCAACAAAATCATAAAATTTTTTTAAAATCTTATATAATAAAATTGATTTACTTTTACCTTGATAATTTATCTCAAAACTTTCTTTTAATTTTTTTAAATCATCTTGGAATAGAACAAAACAATCTCTAAAAATTGTATTTTGAATTTGCCATTCTATAATTTTATTATCTCCATTCAAAAATGGACTTTTTTTAATTTTGATTTTCTTTTCCTGACACCATTCAAAAATAGTTCTAATTATGTCATCTAAATCATAAAAGAAAATTGTGGAATTTATGTTTAAAATAAAATTCAAAAATTTATTTTTGCTTTTAAATTTCCAGAGTTTTTTTCCGTTATAAACTTCTCCCAAAATGAACTTTTTGGTAAATCCTTGATAAATTAAATCACCTATATAGAATTTAATTTTATTTCTCATATTCTTTTAAAATTTTAGTTAATCTATCAAGAATTTTTCCTTTAAAGTTCTCCTTTAGAAAATCATAACATTCATTCAAACTTGAAGTTAATTTAGTTGGGCTTACTTGTGGTAAATATTTTCTAAAAAATTTTTCAACTTGTTTTTCTTTAAATTTGCCAATATCAGTAATTAAAGAAAATTTTTTTAATTGATTTCTGTCTATTTTTCCAAATGTTTTTTGAGAAACAACATAATCAATCAAATTTTCTTTTGAACCATTAAAATGTCTTGCGTAAATTATTTTACAATATTCCTTTGGTTCTTTTTTTCCTCTTTCCTTAAAATATTCGCAAATAAAAAATAACCCTACCCAGCGTCTATAATGCTTTTCAAATTCTCTAAAAAGTTTTTTCTTTATCTCTTTTTTTGAATATAAAGTTCCTCTTTCTGCCCATTTTTTAATTGTTTCTGGACTTACTTTCAACTTCTTTGTCAATTTTTCTATTCCAACTTTATCTATTGTTTTTTTTGTTATTTCAAAAGAAACAGAAGGGCTTGGTTTTAATCTTCCTTTAATTACACGATATTGATAAATTAAATCTTCTCTTTTAGGTGCTTTTTTAAGATATTCCCAAAATTCAATTATCTTTTTTCTTTTTTTAAGATCAAAAGGTTTTCTTTTAGAATATTTTTTATAGTAATAAACCTGCCAAGGTTTAATTTTAAATTTTTTTGATAACTCTTTTGCAGAAAAAAATTGATTTAAATCTCTTAATGATTTTGCTAATGGTCTATCTATTTTTTTTTCTTTCTTGGGAGTAGCCATAAAATTGATAACAATTTTGCAATGCCCTTATGGGAGAGAGTAAAGCTACTCCCAAGAAAGAGAATTGCTAACAACTACTCCCTCCCATAAAGGCACGGCATTTTCAATTTTAAACTACTTTTTTTCTTTTGTAAAGATCTCTTTAAACTTTTCCAAACATTCTTTGCAAAGATAAATCTCTTTTCCTAATAATTGCTCAACAATAGTAACAGGAGAATTTTGGGCCAATTTATCTATTCCAAAAATCTTTTTATTTTCTAACATTGATATTTTTTTTTCCACTATAATTCCAAAAAAATATTGATAATCTCCATTTGAATTTATTTCTTTTCCACAACAATCACAAAAAATTTTTATCATAATAATGGATTTGGTATTTTTTTTAATCTTTCTTCTGCGATTTTAACATATTCTTTATTTAATTCAATACCTATAAAATTTCTACCAAGTTTTTTAGCAACGACGGCGACAGTTCCGCTTCCCATAAATGGGTCTAAAACTATTCCTGGCTCAAATCCTACATTACAATTACAGGAGGTCCAGCCAATAGTTTGATGTTCTATTGGTTTCCAATTTTTGGGTGGCTCTTTCATATGTAGTTGTGCTTTAGCATAATCCGACCTTTCAGAATAATCATAAGTTCCTTGTCTTTTTATTATTCTTTCTTTCGCTTTTCCACATTTTTTACAAACTTGGGCAGGACATCCCGCCAAAATCATTGGCTTTACTAATTTTTCAGGAAAAGTAGCAAAATGTTTACCTCTAACTTCTGGTGGGGATGGTTGGGTTGGGATTTCCCAGAGGTCGCCTGGGTTTTTGCCGAGAGGATGAGGCATTCCTAAATAAGCTACAAAATTCTTAAAATGGCTTTCCCAATCTTGAAGTTGCGACCATCCTTCATTTGCATATTTGCTTACTTTTTTAGATTTCATTTCTTCATAAAATTGTTCATAAGTTCCAGTAGGATGTTCTTTAAGCCAATTTAAAAACCATATTTTTGCTTCTCTCTGCTTTCCTCCTTCATCTAATTTTTTTAGCCAAAATTCAATTTCTTTATATCTCTCAATTTCTTCTTTTGTTGCTTTAAATTGCGGGCATTGTTCTGATTTCTTTTCAGCATCTCTGACACGATAATTAAAAGCATTCTTTCGCCATTCCATTACATTTGGAGTGCGGCGCAATTTCCAATTATATGCTGCCGAATTTTGCCTTTTTCTTATTTCTGGATAAAGCGTATTATATTCAAATTCTCTTTCTCTAACTATTCCATAGGGTCTATTCTCAAAAGTTTTTAGTGGAATCCTCACCGCATCCAGATCAAAATAGTATTTCTTACTCTTAACCAGCATAAAAACTGGCTCATAACTATTAGTAAATCTATCTTTGACAGAAGAAGGCATATGATTAGGTTTTGAATTGTGTGTCCAAACTCCATTAGCAAGAAAATAAAGATTATTCCATTTATTTTTTCTTATTTCTTTTGAAGGTTTATCGCTTTTGCCTTTACCACAATAACTTGTATAAATTGCTTCAATTTCTATATCATAAACTTGTTTTTCTCCAATTTTTTCAATTTTATCTATTTGGTCAGCATATAAGAAATTAAAGGTTTTTCTTTTTAATTCTTTTCTAATAGCAAAAGTCATCGTCTGTGTTCCATAGTTATTATTTCTTATTCCTTCATATCTAAATTCATAACCAATCAAACGACAGGCAAGCATTAAATCATCTTTTAATTCTTGATTAGGCTTAATTCCTATTCGCCAACGATTATTTTCTTTGTCATATCTACCATCACCCGCTAAAAATCCATCTATTATTCCTTTAATGAATTTTAAATTTGTATTCCACGCTTCTTGTGTTAATGATTTAGTGTCACAACTATTTCCTTTAATATATTTTTTAATCAATTCAATAATTCTTTTATCTCTACTTTTAATATGGACATCATTTCCATAAATATAAATTCTTGTTTTATATCCAGTAAAATCTGGAATTTTTCCTTCTTCAATATCTTTTCTGCCACAAGAAAATTGAATAAGATTTGCTTTTAAAATAGGTTTCTCCAATCTTCCCCATCTCTTTTGAGCCGCTAAAGATAGCTTATTATCTTTATAAATTCCTATTTTCCTTTTATCACCCCAGCTACCTTCTGCTAAATAAAAACCTATAATATAACCATTTTGATAATCCTTTTCGTTCCCATCGGGTAATATAGTTGGTAAATGATAATTTATCCAAAGAAAATCTTTAGTTGTTAAATCTTTTGCTTTTTTCAGTCGCAATTTAAGATATTTCCCATAATAATAAGATGACTTAACTGGAAATTGATGTTCTTCTGTGCATACAACTTCTCTACCAGATTTAGTTGTAATTTTTAAAACTGGAGCAAAACCATTATTAAAAATATTTTTAACTTTTACTAATCTAAATTCTCCTTTCTTGTCTAAAGTTAAAACAAAATCTCCTACTTTAACTTTTTTGATGGGAATGTGTAAATATTTTCCGTTTCTTAAAACAAACATTTTCGTATCCTCTATTATACACCAAATAATTGTGTTTCTCAATATCCAGCCTCCTTCATCAATCATTCTTATTATTCCTCTAAAATTTTGAAGTGTTAAACACTTTTGACGAACTAATTTTGATTTTGGAGTTGGCTTGTTTTCACTATTTCCTTGTCTGTGTCTTAATCCTAATCTTTTATACAAACCATCTCCTTTTTCTCCCCATTCTTCAACATTTTGAGGTTTATTTCCTGCTGGAGAACTTCCATAACAATCTCCCCAATTCAAAAAGAAAACTCCTGTTTTTTTTAAAACTCTTTTTAATTCGGCAGTTATTTTTAAAAGTTTGCAAATATAACACTTTCCACAACTTGCTGGTTTAAAATATTTCATTAAATGTGGAGGAATATCTTTTTTTAAAAAATAAATTGGGCTTGACATAATTTTAGACATTTTCTATAATGGGAATATGAAATATGCTACTCAAAAACTTAAATATTTTGGCAAAAATAACCCCTTCTATGGCAAAAAACATACTCCTGAAACTAAAGCAAAAATTTCTCTTTCCCGTATTGGAAAACCTACTATAAAAGGAGAAAATCATTGGAATTGGAAGGGGGGAAAATGGAAAAAACTTCTTACAGAAAGAAAACCTTGTCCTATTTGCGGTAAACCCATTTGGCTTAAATCTAATTTTTGTAAAAGTTGTAGGCAAAAAGGAGAAAGACATTTTAATTGGAAAGGAGGAATTACCAAAGAAAGAATAAAAATTTGGCGAAGTAAAGAATATAAACAATGGCGTAAAGCAGTGTTTGAAAGAGATAAATATACTTGTCAAGCGTGTGGAAAAACAAATTGTTGGATTGAGGCTCATCATATTAAACCTTTTTCTAATTTTCCAGAACTTCGTTTTGATGTTTCTAATGGAATTACATTTTGCCGTTCTTGTCATTATAAAATTAGACATCATTATAAAAGACCTAATTCTTTTAATACAAATTCTCTTTCCTCTTTGGTTAAATCTTCTCGTAATACTACATAATCTTGTAATCCACAATCTAATGTTGGTTCTAATCCTATCTGTCCTTCAACTTGATAATCTCTCAATCCCCAATAGGGCGGACTTGTGATAATGCAATCAATAGAATTATCTGGAATTTTCCGCAATTCTTCCAATGCGTCCCCGCACAAAATTTTATTTTTAATTTCTTCAATTTTGTATTTCATTTTTTATTCTGATTTTATTTTATTAAATCAATAAAGTAAATGTCAATAATATTTTAATATATCTGCGGGGGATTGATCTTATTATATTTTTTATCTTTTTTTACCCCTTGACAAGAATTTTTAATTTGTTAAAATTTGTTAAAATGGAGATGAGAATAAAAATAAAAGGTCGCAAAAAACAAAATAAAAAAAATAAAATGAAAAGAAAATATAAAATTCAAATAAAATCAGATATAGTTAAGTATGCGTGGGAGAAATACAAGAACAAACTAACAATGGAAGAGTTATCAAAGGTGATTGGCATTCCTTTACCAACTTTCTTTCGTTTATTAAAAAAGAATTCTAATGAACAAGAAAAGGTCGTAGAAAATGAACAATAATAAAAAAATGAAAGTTCAAAAAACAGAAAATTTTGTTCAAATAGAATGGGCAAAACCAAATAAAGATATTTTTAGCGGAGATATTATTATTATCTTAAATGAAGGAAAATTACTTTCTGGAAAGTATGGCGAGAGATATGTTTTTAAAATTCAAACAAAAAGGGGAGATGTTAGATTGTTGACATTTAACCGAACAACAATGAATTGTTTAATAGACGGATATGGAGAGGAAACAAGTGAATGGCAGGGGAAAAAAGCAAAAGTTTGGATAGTGAAATCTAACATTAGCGGAAAAATAAAAGATGTTGTTTATTTAACGCCCCCTGATTGGATTGAAAAAGACGGAAGGTTTGTTTCACCCTCTGATGATATACCAGTAATTGAATCATAAATAAAATGAAAAAAGAAAGTTTAAAAGTAAAAATCAATAGATTATTTGTAAAGAAAATTAACGGAGAAACAAAATTCTTTGCCTCTATTAGAGATTATATTGTTGAAAAAGCCCAAAAAGAAAAAAAAGATTTGGTGGTATTCTGCGAGCAACTAAACGAGGACATTATAATCCCCGCAGAGAGTTTGAATGAAGGAGTTAAAAGCAACGATGTTTTTAAAAGCAAAATAGATGGCAAACCATATTCTCTAATTGACTTTGAATGGGATAAATACAAAAGGCAGGATTTGGGAGACCCCAGAACATTTTCAAGGTTGATTTTATAAAGGTCGCCAAAAATAATTAAAAAATGACACCCGATTATATTATTGTTCATCATTCGGGCACGCCAAGGGATACAACAACTTTTGAATCAATAAATGAATATCATAGACAACTTTGGAATTTCAAAAGTTCTTTGGGATACTATATTGGATATCATTATTTAATTGTTAGTAATGGTAAATTATATCAGGGAAGAGCGGAAAATGAAGAGGGGGCTCACGCTCGGGGCTGGAATGATAAATCTATCGGTGTTTGTTTAACTGGAGATTTTATGACAGAAAAACCCAGTGATGAGCAATTAAAAACATTGAAAGAATTGCTTGATAATCTTTGTAAAAAATGGAACATTAAAAAAGAAAATATAAAAGGTCATAGAGAAGTATGGCAAACACTATGTCCTGGCGATAATTTAATGGTTTGGATTGAAATATACCGAAGAGTAAGCAGTGAAAACATTGATAGGAAGGCAATTATAGAGCAAATTAAAGGATTATTGGACAAATTGGTCTAAATGGATTATACTAAACTAATAAAAAGGTCGCTATAATTCAAACAAAATAACCATTAAAAAAATATGATTGGAGACGCCTTTATTGTAATGTTAACCACTCAGGCTTTTAAATGGTTATCAAAGAGGTTTGATTTAGAAACGAGTAGGTTTTTAATCCACGCTTTTTTGTTTACTTTTTCTACTTGTTATGCGATAGTGAAGATTGGAGGTAGTTTAACCCATCTTGACCAATTGAGATATTTCTTTCAGATATTGGCAGAAATTTGGGTAATGGCTTCTGGAATGTATGAGGTGCTTAAAACCCTTGTTTCGCCTGTTATTGGAAGGATTAAACCATTTATTCAACCCATCGCAAGAATAGTATGGAAAAAAAGGTCATAAAATAATAAATAAATAAATGTTTTATAATAAAAAAGAAAGAATAAGCGAAAAAAGAGATTTTTATCTTTCAAGGGTACCAATGTTTTTTGGTAGCCTTTGCAATTTATATTCTCAATCAAAAAAACCGCCAGAACCAGAAGTTCTTTATCAAAAAGCAATAGAACTCTGCGAGAAATCTTGGTTTTTGGGAACTTCTAACGATGATTTTCCCGAGTTAGATGAAAAATTAATGGAAAACATTATTAAAGAAAACGAATTGCACGAAAGAAAAATAGGTCGCTATTATGCTTCGGAACTTTATCAGTATTTTACCAATCAATTGCCGCCAGAAAAGTTTCTTGAACCCCCGCTAAAAGATTTAGAGGATTTAAAAAGAATGTATTGGGGAACCATTATTCATCAAGGAATTCAGAAATTATTTAATTTTGAGGAAAAGAAATATGAGATTAATTTTAAACAAGGATTTTCTTTGGTTTGTAAGATAGATTTAGAATTGCCAAACGGAGATATTATTGAAATTAAAACAAACGATACGCCAGAAATTTATGAGACCCTGCCTATTTATTATCTTTATCAATGCACTGCCTATATGAGAGCGAAAAAACTAAATAAAATGCGTCTTTATATGATTGGCTGGCATTTGTCCAGAAAAAGATTTGATGTAGAATATAATCCTGATTTATGGGAACAAATCAAGAAAAAACTTTATTTCTATCATCAGCAGGCGGTAAAATTTAATTCGAATGCCCCGCAGAAAAACTGAAAAAACTTTAATTAAAGAAGAATGCGAAAGGTTAATGTATCAACTGGCTTTTTTATTATACGGGAAAAAATGCGAAGTATGCGGAAAGAATTGGAGATTGGTAGTCCATCATTTTATTCCAAGAGAAAAATGTAAAAGCCTTACTTATGAACCTCTAAATCTTGTTGTTTTGTGCGCTAATTGTCATTTTGATTTACATATTCGCCAAAATTCTCTTGTTGCTGGTAAAATTGTTGAAAAAAGAGGCAGAGAATGGCTTGATAAATTAACAATGCTTTATGAGGAAAGAAGGAAAATGAAGGGTTATTATGGATTAAATTGGTTGAAAAGCCAGAAAAAGTTTCTTTTAGAACAAATAAAAAAAGCCAGCCCCTAAATGGCTGGCTCTGAAAATCCGCTTTAATGATTATTTTTTAAGAGATGGCGCTTCAAAAACTAATCTTTCTTGGATACATCTCCATTTTGTCCATCTTTGAAGCCCGCCGTCTTTCAAAATGTTAACCGCAAATTTAACAGCCTGACAAGGATTTTGAACATCGCTTAAATCTTTCGCTCCATATTTTTTGGCCCAATTAAAATTTAAACATAAATCGCCATAATCTCCAGTATTAGAAACTTTAAATGTTTCGCACCCCTCGCATTCTTTTACTGCCCAAAAAAACGCTTCATTTATTCCATAATCTCTGGCTCCTTTTTCAAAACACATCGCAATGTATTCAGGCTCATTCCATTCAACAGGTATTTGAACTGGTTTTTCTATTTCAATTTTAACAATTTTTTGTCCTTTTGTTTTATCGTATAACTTCCAACCCATAAAAACGCCAATTCCCATTATTAGAAATAATACTATAAAGAACCTAATTATTTTACTTTTTAATGTATTCATTTTTTTATTTCTTAATTTAACGACCTTTTTTTTGGCTGGGATTATTGGGTTAATTAAATCTAAATAGTCCACATTTACTACACCTCCAAAATCCTGCAAATTTCCAAGTAGAAGTTTCATCTGGATACCAAACCCAATTGTGGTTGCATTTCTCAATATATCCTTGTTTTTCAGGGTCTCCAAAATTTTTTGCTTTTTCTATATCTTCTTCTTCAATTTTTATTCCCTTAAAGAGTCCCCAACCTTTTAGTTTTTCCTCTGGTTGGGAGAATTTGTTTTCTACTAGTGGTATATCAATCCAAGTTTCGGATTCTTCTCTATGAGAATCATAATGATAACCACATTTTGGACATCTAAAACAATCTATTGGAGGATTGGTAGCAATAACGGTATGTTTCATCTCACTACCACATTTTGGACAACGAAAATGAATCATAGTTTTTTATTTTTTCTTTTTTAATACGACCCTTTTGGGGGCTTAATATTCATCTAAATGAATATTCATCTTTCTTTAGAATATATCCAAGAATATATCCCAATTATTCCTATTAAAATAATTACCCCCAAAATTAATAGACCAAACCAGCTCCATACATAAGGATAATTTGCCAAAACCCATCCTCCTTCAATTACTTCTAACATTTTATCTGCTTCACCTTGTTCTTGAGCAGTAATTTGTTCTATCGCCGTCTGGTAAGCAAAAGAATTAATATCCATTGATTTTATCTCGTGCAAACGAGCCTGAAGAGTTTTAAGAGCTTCTATATTCTTTCTGACATTATTATTAGGTGTTTTAAAGAAAATTGCATTATATTCAGCAAGTTTAGCTTTTTCAAGAGCTTCTACAAATTTATCAATATAATCTGATTTAGCATCCAATGTTGAACTTTTATCTGCTAAACTCCAATAATTTCCAATTTCTTTCTCCCAACGATAATCTGCATAAAAAATAGAAACAAAAAAGAAAATTAAACCTAATATAGAAACTCTTATTAAAATTGCTCCTATTGTCTTTAATACCATTTTTTTAGATGTTTAGTTTATTTTTTCTTAATTTAACGACCTTTTTTAATTATTCTACAATTTCCCCTTCTACAATTTCTCCTCCTGTTAATCTGATTTTCACCCTTTTACTTCTTGGTTTTTCTTCTTCTATTTTTGGATTACAAGCCAGTGTTTCATATCCTTCTTCATAAGTATCAACTATTTCTATTTTTTCCGATTTTTTTTTGGTATGATAGAAATATCCACTAACCAACATTATTGGCTTATTAACCCAAGCATTACCATAAACCCGAGCATTACCAGAAACCCAAGCATTACCATAAACCCGAGCATCACCATAAACCCGAGCATCACCATAAACCCGAGCATTACCAGAAACCCAAGCATTACCAGAAACCCAAGCATCACCATAAACCCGAGCATCACCATAAACCCGAGCATCACCATAAACCCGAGCATTACCAGAAACCCAAGCATCACCATAAACACAAGCATTATCATAAACCCACGCCTTACCCTCGTGTGATAAGTTATCTTCCTTTTCAATAAATCCTCCTTTTTGTCCTTTTTTAACATTACTAAAATCAATTAACGCTTCTATACGATAAAGAGTTCTACCATTGTGTTCAATTTTTTCTTTTGTTAATTTGTATTTTTTCATAGTTTTTACTTATTTTTTTGCGACCTTTTTTAATTATTCTACAATTTCCCCTTCTACAATTTCTCCTCCTGTTAATCTGATTTTCACCCTTTTACTTCTTGGTTTTTCTTCTTCTATTTTTGGATTACAAGCCAGTGTTTCATATCCTTCTTCATAAGTATCAACTATTTCTATTTTTTCCGATTTTTTTTTGGTATGATAGAAATATCCACTAACCAACATTATTGGCTTATTAACCCAAGCATTACCATAAACCCGAGCATTACCAGAAACCCAAGCATTACCATAAACCCGAGCATCACCATAAACCCGAGCATCACCATAAACCCGAGCATTACCAGAAACCCAAGCATTACCAGAAACCCAAGCATCACCATAAACCCGAGCATCACCATAAACCCGAGCATCACCATAAACCCGAGCATTACCAGAAACCCAAGCATCACCATAAACACAAGCATTATCATAAACCCACGCCTTACCCTCGTGTGATAAGTTATCTTCCTTTTCAATAAATCCTCCTTTTTGTCCTTTTTTAACATTACTAAAATCAATTAACGCTTCTATACGATAAAGAGTTCTACCATTGTGTTCAATTTTTTCTTTTGTTAATTTGTATTTTTTCATAGTTTTTACTTATTTTTTTGCGACCTTTTTTAATTATTCCGCTTTGTATTTTTCAATTTCTAATTCCTTTATTTTGTCCAATAATTTAAGAATTATCCTGTCTTCTTCCGATAAATTATTTATGGGAAAATCAATTCTTTTAAGGATTACTAAATCATCCCATTCTGGCAATAAATTCTTAAACTCTTTTAGTGCTTTAATAACATTTTCCGCCTCAATAGTTTTTACAAAATCTGGCACTTCTGTATAACTTTTCAAGATAAGAGTATAAGCCCGCTTTTCTTTAATATCAGAGATGGCCAATTCAACCGCATTCAGAAGTAATTGATTTCTTTCTAAACTCCATTCAGCAACCTCAATGTCTATTTCATTATCTTTTTCTTTTGCTTCTTTAAGCCAGTTTTCATTATTTTTAATTTCTTCTTCTAATTCTTTTTTAATTTTTAAGTATTTTTGAAGTTTTTCTTGGTTTGTTTCTGGCATAGTGTTTTACTTATTTTTTTGCGACCTTTTTTATTTAATTAAAAGACCATCTTTTTTTGGACGATTATCATCGTTATAATCCCACTCAATCGGCATAAGGTAAAAATCAGTTTTTTTATTGTCTTTTTTATCGCTTTCATTATAAGTTATAACGATTAAACCCCATCTTTTAGCAATTCTGTTTGCCTCTTTTAAATTATTTTTCTTTATTAACTCTTTTATTCTCTCATAATCCTCTAAAAAACTTTTAAGTATATAGAAGGAATTGAACATACTTTTTTATTTAATTATTTTTACGACCTTTTTTATTTTTTACGACTTTTTAATTTTCTTTTAATTCTTTCTTTTGTTATCATTTTTAATTTTACTCTGGATAAATTTTTTGTCAAGTTCTTTTTTTGTCTTTGTTTTTATCTACTCTTATTTTACCCACTGAAAAATTTTTGTCAAGACCCTTTTCCCTTTTTCCTTATCAGTTTCATTTTAACAAATATAAAAATTCTGTTAAGACCCATAAAAAAGGCAAAAAATACAATAAAATCAACCTTTTCCGCCCGCAGATATATTAAATACTATTGACAAATACTTTATTGATTTAATAAAATAATATTAGATAATTTTAAAAATGATTTTAAAAGAAAATAAAATAATTTGGAAAACAGAAAAAAGGAAATTAAAAGATTTAAAATTCTTTGAAGGAAACCCAAGACAAACAAACGAAAAATAGAAACAGGGTAAAAAACAGACAAAATATGCCAAGAAAATTACCTCCAGCAGAATATAGATTTAAACCAGGTCAGTCAGGAAATCCAAAAGGAAGACCGAAAGGAGCGAGAAACTTTAAGACGATATTCGAGGAGGCAACAAAGCAGGTCGCCGAAGCGTTAAAATTAGGCAAAAAACCAGACGCGGTCCAGATTGAACTTGTGAAAAGAGGAATTCGTGAAGGATTAAAAGGAAATTATTCTTTTTACAAAGATATTCTTGATAGATTATACGGACAAGCAAAACAAACAATAGAAACAGAAGAAAAAAAGATTTTGGTTTTAACAGATGATGAAGAAGAAGAAAAATAAAAAAAGTAAAAAAAGAATTTGAAAATCCAGAAAAACAAGCAAAATTTGAACTTTTTAAAAAAATTATAGAAAGTGGAGGAGGAATAATAACATCAAATCCAGAATTGTGGAAAGAAAATAAAAATATTTAATGGAAAAAATAAACTTTTTCAAACTGGCAAATTTTACTCCTAAACAGAAACTCTTTTTAGAATTTACAAAAACTTATAGGTATACATTATGGAGTGGAGCACTCGGAACAGGCAAAAGTAGGGCTTTAAGATGGATTATTCTTTATTGGCTTCTTTATTGGGGGGCAAAAGGATATAAAAACGTTCAAGGAGGATTATTTTGTAGAACTTATCCTGAATTAAATGATAGACATTTAAAAAGAATAAAAATAGAATTTCCTTTGTGGCTTGGAACTTATTATGAACAAAAAAGCGAATTTCATTTATCAGAAGATTATGGAGGAGGAATTTTGATGTTTAGGAATTTAGATGAACCAGAAAAATATTTTTCTTCTGAATGGGCTATTGTTGGAGTAGATGAAATAACACAAATCCCAAAAGAAACATTTGATATTCTTTTACAGAGAAATAGATGGACTGGCATAGAAAATCCTAAATTTTTAGCAGTATCAAATCCAGTTGGAGAATTTTCAAATTGGGTGAGAGAATTTTTTGTTGAAAAAACATCAAAAGACCAAAGATGTAAAGAGGCGGGGTTTTTGAAAGCAGAAATAGGAGATAATCCATATTTACCAGCAAACTATTATGAGGAATTATCAAAAGGAATGGACGAAAAACTAAAAAAAGCATTATTAGAAGGCGATTGGTATTCTTTTGAAGGAGAAATGGACAACAAAGGATATTTGGCTTTAATTTCTTCAAAACAATTAGACGAAGCCATTGTTCAATCTGATTATCCTTTATCTCAACCTTGTATTTTGGGTGTTGATGTGGGAGCGGGCGGAGACGCAACAGCAATTGTGGTTAGAGACCATTTAACAGCAAAAGTGCTTTTTAATCAGAGATTATCAGATACAATGGTAATTTTGCCGAAGATAACAGAGCTTTATTCAATTTATAATTTTAGAATAATTGCTATTGACATTACAGGAGTGGGAAAAGGAATTTATGATAGATTAAATGAAACAGGGCTTTTTAACAAAACACACGGAGTTATTTTTGGTTCAAAAGCAGATGACCAAGAAAGATTTTTTAACAAAAAAGCAGAACTATACTGGAAAGCCAGAGAATGGATTTTAAGGGGCGGAAAGTTAATTGAAGACGAAGCGTGGAAAGAGGCTTTAACAATAAGATACAAAATTCAATCAGATAGAAAAATTAAAATAGAATCAAAAGAAAGTTTATTAAAAAAAGGCATTGCTTCTCCCAATGTTTGGGATGCTTTTGTTTTAACATTTATTGAAGATTTAAATCAATTGAAATTTTATGATGAAGCATTATGGGAGACATAATAAAAAACATTTTTCCTAATTTTCCAGTTGGAGAAGATGTTAAAGTAGAAAAAATTGAAGTAAGAGAAAAGGGCATTTTTACTTATATTAAAGGCGAAGAAAAACCATTTCCTGGCTTTTTAAATCCGCAGTTATTATTTCTTTGCGCAATTCAAAAATACATTTTTTTATTCTATATTTCCCATCCTTATCTTTTACCATTCTTTAAAAGTTTTTATCTTGAAATATACAGAAAGGGTTTAAAATACTTTGAATTTTCTTATCCTCAGTTTTGTTCCTTTGTTAGAAGTTTGATTGACGCTTTTATTATAACTTTTGGCCTGAAATTTTCTGATGATATTAGGGATTTTTATTATTCAATGTTTATGATTTTAGAGTTGGACAGCGCTTATAGATTAAGATTTCAGCGGGTGCTTTATAATAAGGTTATACACGATAAAAAAGATTTATTGGCAGTTTTTAAAGAATTAGAAACAAGGGAAAGATTCCCGCAGATGAAGAAAAAATGGAAAACAATCAGAATTTTATTAAATGTTTTTTTACCTTTTCTTGAGTGGAAATTTAAGGTCTTGACTTTTTTTAAAAACATCAATAATATTGATTTAAGTGAGGAAGATAAGTATTGGTTGAGTACAATTAGAGACGGTTTTATAATTTGAAAAGATGGCAACAGATTATACGGGATTATTGTTGGCTCGTTTTGATAAAAAAGAACTTGAAAAAGTTCATCCCGACTGGTTAGTTAAAAGAGGACCAGTAAAATTTTTAAAAAACGAAGTTAAAGAAAAATTAAAAGAAATACTTTTAAAAAGCATTTACAAACAGGCAAAAGAGAAAAAATATAAAATTTTAGAAGATATTGTTATAAGAGAAACAGAGAACTCTTTTTTAGCACTTACAATAGCAGAGCCAAAAGGTTATCTGTGGCGTTTAAGAAAACTGATAATGCCTAAAATTACTCAAGAAGAATTTGAAAAAAGATGTTTAAATGTTTTAAAGAAGTTTGATTTAGTTCCCATAACGCCAGACGATATTAAACAATATGAACAATCAGAACACAATCTCTCTTAATAGGCAATTAGAACTTTCTTTTTTGTCTCTTTCGGATTGGAAACCAGAAGAAATTTTACAAGTTGTAAAAACTCAACATTTTGATTCATCTTATGATACAACGCAAAAAAAACTGCTTTGGGTAAATTTAGTTAAACTTTATCTTAATCAGTATAAAAAATCTATTTCTGACGATATTTATTTGGGTTCTAATTTGGTTTTTAATCAGTTTCAGGAAACTTTTTCTGCGATTGATAGCGATAACAGAAGAACAGAGTTTGAAGCAAGAACCCCCGCAGATGTAAAGAAAATGAAATATACTAACGCAGTAGCCAATTTTGATTTTGAAGAAATGAGAATGGGAAAAATAATGAGAGGACTTTTATGGGATATTATTTTCTTTGGTATAGGACTTTTAGATGTTTCTCTTTATGATAAAAAAAGAAAACTTTTAATCGTAAAACCAGTTAATCCAATGCTTTTTTTTATCGATAAGCAGGCAACTTGTATTGAGGAAGCAAGATATGCTGGAAGGTTCATTTATAAAACAGCATACGAATTAAAACAAGACCCCCGCCTTGATGAAAGTAAGGTTAAAGAAATAATAAACAGAAGAACAGGTTCAGAATCATACGAACAACAGCAATTAGTAAGAGAAGCAAAAAGAATTCTCATTGGAAATTTAAATTATCAAGAGCCAATACATCCTTCTGCTTATATTGAGATTTTGGAATGGTATATGTATGCTGGTGGAGATTTATATGTTATTTGGACTGATAATTCAGTAAGCACTTTGTTGGGTTATCAAAAAGTAGATTACAGAGACGCGGGGGATAGAGAAAGTAAAATTCCTTTCGTTCCTTTTTATTACATTAAAACCAATCTATCCTTTTGGGGTATAGGATTGCCAGAAAAACTTGAAGATTTGCATAGGGCGGATGTTGTTTTAAAAAATTATCTCTTTCAAGGAATAAAATTAGACGCTACACCAACATTTCTTTATAATATTGAATCAATTATCAATCCCCGTCATCTTTCAACAAAAGAGATTGGAAAATCAATTCCAGTAAAAGGATATCCCGCAAATCAAATAGTTCCTTTTCCTAAAACAAATGTTGTTTCTAATGATACCCTTGTTTTTATGAACCAAATCCAGGCAGAAGCATTGGGAATGGCGAGTTATTCAAGATTGTCTGCGGCAACATCATTGGCAAAGACAACAAAAAAGACAGCAACAGAATATGCTTTAAGAAAAGCAAAAGAAGATGTTTTAATGAGTTCTTTAATGAGAAATATTATTGATGGCGAAAAAGATTTCTGGTATCGCTGGTTAAAAAGACACCAAAGATTTATGAGCGAGGATGATACCAAAATTGCCGAATTGGTAGGATATCAGGGGGCAAAAGAATTTATTGAAGTTAAAAAATCCGATTTTATCCCAGAGGTTGACCCAAAAATTAAAGTTGTTTCTTCTTTGGAAGCGGAGCCAGAAAGAATTTTAAAGAGAAGGGATTTAACAGAAATTTTGCCAATACTGCCGCAAATTGGCGGAAATGTTAGAGAAGGAGTAAGATATATGCTTTATCTTACCGATTTAACACCAGACCAGATTGAGGCAATTTTACCGCCAACACCGCACGAAATTAAAGCGGAAAAAGAAAATGAAATTCTAAAAGACAACAAACTTGTTTATATTGATAGCGAAGATGATGACGCTCAACATATTGCTGTTCATATGAGAATTGCGTCTACAAAAACAAGAGAACTTCATATTGCCGCTCATATGGCTAACATTTTGAGAAAGCAAAAAGAAGTTAAAGAAGCGAAAATGGGACAATCAAACATTGTCAGACAAAGAGAAGCGTTGCCAACAGAAGGACAAATACCGCCAGAAATGTTGGAAGAAGAAAGACCGCCCGCAGATACGCTAGAAGCAAGAATGCCAACTAAAACATCGCAAGATATTATTAAACAAATATTTGGTTCTCCCCCAGAGGGAACAGAAAGAATGGGAAAAAGTATGATGCCTTAAAAGGTCGAAATAATTATTTTAAATTATGCCGTTAACACCCAAAGGAAAAAAACTATTAAAAAAATTCATAGAACAATACGGAGAAAAAGGAAGGAATATATTTTATGCCAGTTTGGTTAAGGGAAAATTGAAAGATAAAGGAATTCACGGAAAAGGAACTGGAAAATTGGCAAAAGCGAAAAGAACCTATCAAAGAAAACACAAAAAGAAAAAATAATGCTAAAAAGAAAAAAGAAAATGGAACAAACCAAATTGGAGTATTATTTTGGTCAACAATTAGCAGAATATGTTGGAAAAGATATAGAAAAGGCAAGGGAATTGGTTAGAAGTTTTAGAACAATCGGAAATAGTAATGAGTGGGCTATTCTTAAAAAGATAATTCAGGATACAAGAGAAAAGGTTATTGATAATTTAAAATCAGCGCCCCTTGACGAACAGATTTTAATTAGTTATAAAGAACAAATAGCAGCATTAGATTTTCTTTTAAATTTGCCAGAGGAACTAATGAAGTTTTTAGAAATTGAGATAACGAGGGGCGAAGAATGAAAAGGTCGGAATTAAAAGTTAATAATTTTATGCCAAGGGGAATTGGAGCAAAAAAGGAAGAAGAAACAAAGAGTTATCCCAAAATTATTGGAGGAGTTTGCGAATTTTGTGGACATCCAGCAAGGAATTGTTCGCATTTTAAAGAAATGTTTGCGGAAGGAAAGTTTAGATGTTTGTGCGGAGCAAGCAATAATCTTTCTTCTTTTCAGCAATCAATTTATATGTATGTTCCAGAATGGAAAGCGTGGATTTGCAATTCAGAAGGTTGTCGAAAACAGGCCGAATTGAGAGGCGGATATACAAATCCGAAAATTTTAAGTTTTTATAATCCATAGTATATCTTTAATTTCCTTTCCGTATTCCCCGATGCGGAAAGCGTAAAAAAATGGGTGTAGAAACGCAACAAACAACATCAGAAAACGAGAATCAAGTTTCAGAAGAATTAAAAACCGCAGAACAAGAAAAACAAGAAACAAAGACAGAAGAGAAAAAACCATCGTTAGAAGAAATTGAAGGAAACGCTGTAAAAATCCTTCGAAAGAAATACGAGCAGGCGCTTAAAGAAAAAAAAGAATTAGAAGAAAAGTTCCTTTCGCTTCAAGAGGTTGCCAAGATTGCCAATGTAGATGAGTTGCTCTCAAAAGTGGATAAGTTAGAATTTGAAAACATTCTTTACAAGAAATTCCCAGAGTTAAAAGATGATGCGGAAAATATAATGAAAGAAAGAAAAGAAGGAGAAAGTTGGGAAGAGGCAATTTATAGATATATTGGTAAAAAAAAGGCAACTTCAAAAGAAGAGAAAGTGGGATATTCTTTAGGCTCTGCTCAAACTTCAAGAACAGTTGTTGAGCCCGACTTCCTAAAACTTCCGAAAGAAGAACAAGAAAAAATAGCAAAAGAACTCTTTAAACAGATTTACGGAATAGAATAGAGTTTAAATAGGAAGCGGATAAAGGTCTTAAAAAAGACCCACTTCCTATAATGGCAACGACTACAACATCCAATCTATCGACAAGCCAGAAGGCGCTGGGAATTTATTTTGACACGAGAGTTATTGAAAGTTTGCAACCCTATCTCTATTTTGAACAGTTTGGAACAGTGGAAACCGTTCCAGAAGGCAATTACACCTCCAGATTTTTCACTTTTGACAAGATTGCTACCAGCAATGTAGCCCAATTGTCAGAAGGAGCTGGTCCTACTGCCATTGCTGTTTCTGTTAGCGCAGTTGACAGAACGCCAACTCAATATGGGGTTAGTGTTGAAATGACAGATTTGGTCGCTTTGACCGCTGTTTTTCAATTAGTAAATATAACCCTTACTGAAGTTGGTAAAGCAATGGCAAGGAAGATTGATGAGGTAATTCAGACCGTCGTTAATGCTGGGAACAATGTGATTTATCCTAATGCAAGCTATACTGCAAGGGGTTCTATTACTTCGTCTGATTTGATTACTATTAGTTTGATTTTTAAGGCAGTCCAGAAATTAAGAAATAATTCTGCTCCTGAATATCCTGGTGGTGGATATGCTTGTGTGATGCACCCAGCAGTTGCCTATGATTTAATGATTTCTGCTGGAACTGGAGCAAGTTATTGGGAGGCGCACAAATACGCACAACCTGAAAATCTCTTTCGTGGAGAGATTGGCGCTATTGGTGGAGCAAGAATTGTTCAATCTCCTAATGTCCAGCCCTTTACTTCAAATGTAACTGTTTATCCGACTACCTTAATTGCCGCTGACGCTTACAGAATTTCTTACTGGCTGGCAAGAAAAGTGAATACTTATGTTTATCCTCCAGAAAACGCTATTTCTGTTAGCAACCAATTAGGACAAAAGGGTTGGGTTGGTGCGAAAACCAATATCGGGGTTGCAAGGACTCAAGAGGAAAGATTGATGAGAATTGAAAGTGCCGCTACTTCTCTCTAATGATTGATTAGATTGCTAAAACCCTGATTGGGGGCTATGGGCAAGGGAAGGCTCCTTGTGGCTTCCGCCCCCGCTTCACCAAAATGCAATTATCCACCATATTTGAAAAAACAAGAAAAATAACCAATACGAATTCAACGACCTTACCCGATGTTGACCTTTTATCTCTTACTAACGAGACCTATTTAGATATTCAAAGAAGTTTAGCAAATGAAGAAATAGAATTATTCGGCACGGTGAAGAAAACCGATTTAGTAGCAGGACAAACAAACTATGCTTTACCAAGTGATTTATTAACCATTTTAAGATTAGAAATTAACTATGATGACCCAACTGATGATAGTAAATGGCAGAAAATAAGCCAAGCAGATTTGGGAAATTTGCCCTATGAATGGTATGAATTATTAAAAACCCAACCAAAAACAAAGCCATTAATGGATTTATTTGGCGGACAAGTTTTTATTTTTCCCAGAGCGGAAGAAAATAAGACAAACGGATTAAGAATTTGGTATATTGCCAAACAACCAGAATTTACCTCAACATCAGATGAAATCCCCGCAATTTTAGATACTTATTATGATGTCTTTGTTTATGGAAACGCTTTTAAATATTTAGAACAAATTGGACATCCAGACGCCAATAGGAAATTTGAGTTATACCAGTTTTATTTAAAGAAAATGTTAGATGATTTAAAAGTAGAGGTAATAGAGCCAATTAAAATGAAAAGCATTGATTACTTTAACAAGGGCTGGCTTTAATAAACTATGTCAGCAGATGCAGTCAAAAATTTTTGTAAAGTAGAGGTTTCAGGATATTACGGAACAAGCGAAACCTCCATTACTTTAAAAA